ATGAAACTTCTTCGTGACGCACGCTCGTTGAAATCAAAAGCAATCAGCTCACTTCGCCGCGGGCTTTCGGCGTTCAACTCGTACGAAGAAGATGGGCGTATCACCGCCGTCCTTCTCCATTTGCAACATGCATGCGAAATGTTGGCCAAGGCGGCTCTCATTCAGGCTCGCGTTTCAATTTTCGATAAGAAGACCGGCACGTCCTTGGGCTTCGCAAAATGCCTTAACCTATCGCAAACCCATTGTGGAGTCACTGACGAAGAAGCCGGCACAATGCGAGCCATCGATTCGCTGAGAGACGCTGAGCAACACTGGATGGTCGTTGTGTCGGAGCAACTGTTGTTCATGCACGTTCGCGCCCTCGTCACCATCCTCGATGACATTCTTAAACGATCCTTCGAAGACGAACTGATCACGCACTTACCGCAGCGGGTTCTACCGGTGTCCACCGCCCCCATCGCGAGCATCGACGTCTTGATGGACCGCGAGTACTCGCAGATTTACGAATTGCTTTCGCCCGGGCGTCGCGCGCGTGACGAAGCACGCGGCCGCATTCGAGCACTTCTGGCTATGGAGTCCCATGTGGCCAACGAAGTCGAGGTTTCCGAAAAAGATATCGATCGAATCGAGAAGGCGATACGCGGAAAGAAGCCGTTTGTTGACGTTTTCCCACGCCTTACTGCTGTAGGCACCTCAGCCAACGGTGAAGGTATCGAGCTGAAAGTGCACTTTACAAAGAAGCAGGGAGCTCCGGTCAAGTATGTGGACTCGGATGATCCGGCAGAAGCAGCTGCTGTACGTGAGTTTGACTTACGGAAGAAATATCACCTCGGTCGACAGGAGCTAGCCAAAGCGGTCGGTTTGACGCACATGAAAGCTGCTGTCCTTCGGAAATTCTTGAAGATCGACGAAGATCCGTCATCCTGTCACATATTCGAATTCGGAAAGTCGAAATTTCCTTGCTATTCCGATAACGCATTGCGCGCTATGAAGGATGCACTCAAGGAGTATGATATCGACGAGTTGTGGAGAGCACGGGCCCAGTAGCACGGCTTACAAACAAGAAAATGCAAACCAAGAGAGAGACCAGATGAATCTTGAGTACAAAAAATTCGCCGACATTAGCTTAAGCGACCCATTCTTTGATTCTCTGAAGGCCGACTACATCGAATTCGAAGACTGGTTTAAGCGAAAAGCGGACAATCAAGCCTATGTTTTTTACTCAGAAGATGGCACATTGGATGGATTTCTTTACCTCAAAGTGTTGATTTCCACCGAATCTTGACCCACCGTTTTCATCTAAATCTGACCCACCCCGAGACAGGGTAGTACATCTATTCCGGTGTGGATAACTCTTCGTTACCCGCTGGTTTTGCCGCTCTTTTTCTTGTTGTCTTTGCCTTGGCAGAACTGGTCCTGAAGCGCCACGATTCATTGCCCGTTTCGACGATGTGGCAGTGATGGGTGACGCGGTCCAGCAGCGCCGTCGTCATCTTTGCGTCCCCGAACACGGTCGCCCACTCGCCGAAGCTGAGGTTGGTGGTGATCACGACACTCGTGTGTTCATACAGCTTCGAGAGCAAGTGGAACAGCAATGCGCCACCGGTCTGGCTGAACGGCAGGTAGCCCAGTTCGTCGAGGATCACCAGGTCGACGTACATCAGCTTATGGGCGATCTGGCCTTGTTTGCCGATGGACTTCTCCTGCTCCAGTGCGTTGGTCAGCTCGACGGTCGAGAAGTAGCGCACGCGCTTGCCGTGACGCTGCACGGCCTCAATTCCGATCGCTGAGGCGAGGTGCGTTTTGCCGGTGCCGGGGCCACCGATGAACACAACGTTGTGTGCGCTTGCGAGGAACGACAGGTCACTGAGTTCTCGAACCAGCGCTTCGTCGACGTGTGCCTGCGCGAAGTCGAAGCCCTTCAGGTCGCGGTGAGCCGGGAAGCGAGCGGCGGTCATCTGGTAGGCGATCGAGCGCACCTGTCGCTCCGCCGTCTCAGCCATCAGCAGTTGCTTCATGAAGCGCTCCGGGTCGAACTCCGTGTGACGCGACTGCGCCAGCAGCTCTGGCCAGGTGCTCGCCATGCCATGCAGTTTGAGCCCCTTGAGCTGGGCGGCGATGTCGTTAGACATGACGGTCCTCCGGTGGGTTGGCGCGCAGGGTTTCGTAGCGGCTCACGTCGGCGGCCGGCTCTTCGGTAAGCTGGAGTTTCGTCGTCGCGAGGTTGGTGCTCGTGGTGGGTGCCTTCAACCGGCTCAGCACGTTCAGAACGTGCTCCCCACTGGGACGTCCCGAGTCCAGTGCTGCCTGCACGGCAAGCAGCACGGCATCGAGTCCGTGTTCGCGCACCGCGGCGAGCACCTGCGTCATGGTGCGATCGCCTCCCGGATGCTTCAGTAGGTGCCGCTGCAACTGCTGCAGCGGCTGTGGCATCGTGACGAACGGAGCGCCGTTGCGCAACGCGCCGGGTTTGCGCTCAACCAGCGTGATGTAATGGCGCCAGTCGTAGAAGGTCATGTGCCGCTCGAAGCTGCGCTCGTGGCGTGCGATCTCCTGGGCGTCGGCGACGACGCTGAGATATGCCGGATAGCAGCGCACGCTCACCAGCTGGTTCGTGTACTCGGTGGGCACGCTGTAGCGGTTGCGCTGGAAGTGGATGAGGCTGGTCGACGACACCCGCAGCGTCTGCTCGACATAGCCGTCGAACGGGCGGGGATTGGGCATCAGCCTGGTGCGCTCGTCCTGCAGCACGTCCTCGACCGTCAGCTCGGGCCACTGCGGGTGCCGCATCTGCCAGGCCTGACGACACTGGCCCGCGACCCATTCGTTCAGAAGCTCCAGCGTTTCCCAGCGTCGTAGCGCAGCCTCGTGCCAGATCTGGCGGCGCCGGTCCTGCACGTTCTTCTCAACGATGCCCTTCTCCCAGCCGGCGGCACGGTTGCAGAATTCCGGCTCGAACAGGTAATGGCCGCACATTGCCTCGAAGCGGGCGTTGACCGCGCGCTCCTTGCCGCGGCCGACCTTGTCCACGGCGGTCTTCATGTTGTCGTAGATGCCGCGGCGCGGCACGCCGCCGAACGCGGCGAATGCGCGGGCGTGCGCATCGAACAGCATCTCGTGACTCTGGGTCGGATAGGCGACCAGCCAGAACGCCCGGCTGGCATTGAGCTTGACGTGGGCGACCTCCAGGCGTCGCCGCAACCCGCCGATGAAGGCGTATTCGCAGCTCCAGTCAAACTGGAAGGCTTCGCCGGGTTCGAAGGCCAGCGGTACATAGGCCTTCCTGCGCGGAGCTTCAGCCTGCTCCTCGTGCCAGCGTCTCACGAAGGCGCTGACGCGGCCATAGCTGCCGGCGTAGCCCTCGCTGCGGATGGCCTCGAACATGAACCGGGCCGTGCGCCGCTCACGCTTCGGGCGATGACTGTCTGCCCGCAGCCAGCCCGTCAGTTGCGCGGCCCACTCGTCGACGACGCTCGGGCTGACGCGCTTCGGGTACTTCGGCTCAACGGCATCCGTCTGCCGAAGCCAGCTGCGCACCGTGTTCCGGGACAGGCCCGTGCGCCTCGCAATCTCGCGCAGCGGGACCTTCTCGCGGAAATACATCCGCCTGATCTTGGCCAATATGCCCACCGTGATCACCTCTGTATCCCCTGCTCAAAGATTGAGCAGGGCATTCAATCACGTGGGTCAAAATTCGATGAAAATTACTGCCTTAGGTGGGTCAGTTCTGCGTGGACATCAACACTCAAAGAAGAAAATGAAGAGGTGACCGACGTCACCCCTCCCCTGCCGCTGGGCAGACGACTAAAGGTTGGCACGTTTAAAATCAATGCCCACGGAACGAAGCTTGGTGAGCGATTCGTAAAAAAAATCTTCGACAGCGCAATTTCGCGGAACTGCAAAGATCTTTATCTTACAGTTTTCCCGAAGCACAAGGGGCTCATCCAACTTATAGAAAAATATGGCTTCGCCCACGCCGGAGTAAAGACAACACACAATGGCACCGAAGATGTTTACAGAAAGATATTGGAATGGAATGGCGAGAACACCGTATCCAATTATCCCTTGGTTCGGCTTAATCACAAATGCTACATTCTGGCACTCAAACCAATTTGGCATACCCGCTTGCTTCCAGACTCAATTCTTCGCAACGAAAATCAAGATATTGTTCAAGATTTATCGCATACAAATAGCATTCGCAAGGTCTACCTTACGAACATGAGAGGGACCGACGGACTACGCCCGCGCGACGTAATTGTGATTTACCGAACATCACCCGACGGAAACGCGGAGTACCGCTCTGTTGCAACCTCAGTATGCGTCGTCCAGAAGGTAAGTCATATCAGTCAATTTCACTCACTGAATGACTTCATCGAATACTGCGCTCCATTTTCAGTTTTCACGGAAAGCGAGCTAAAAAAATTCTATGCAACAAAAGAATACCCAACAATAATAAAATTCACTTACAATATCGCCTTACCAAAACGCCCAAATCGAAAAGCGCTGATCGATGAAGTCGGTTGCACACGCGACCAGTACTGGGGTTTTTTCGAATTAACAAAAAACCAGTTCAAGAAGTTAATGCACTTGGGAGGCGCCAATGAAAGTCTTATTGTCGATTAAGCCGGAATATGCAGACCGGATTTTTGACGGATCAAAAAAATTCGAATTTAGAAAAACCATATTCAAAAATCACAGCGTCACGAAGGTGGTTGTCTATGCCACCATGCCGATAGGAAAAGTAATCGGTGAATTCGATGTCGGCGACGTTATTGAAAACACCCCGAGAAAATTATGGCAGCAGACGGGCACATGGGCGGGCATAAGCCGAGCCTTTTTCGACACCTATTTTCACGGCAGAACAAGGGCTTTCGCGATTCAGGTCATCAATCCCCTCCGCTACGAAACCCCTCTCGACCTAGATGCGATAGCTCCTCGGTGCACACCTCCGCAGTCATTCAGGTATTTATCGGCATAGTGTGAGATTGATATACCGCCCCGTATAGCACTCCAATGTGCTTTCGCCATTCGAGCCGCTGCTGTCGATTTCGTCGCGATTTTTTGCGACAAGTGGACAACGAGCAACGACTGAGTTTGACGAGACTCGGTCAAGGGTCTCGTTGCGCGATGCGGGAATGCTATGGCTCCGAAAATCATCTCGCCGATACCGAAGTTCGTGAGATTGGACTAGCGAAAAGGGATACAGAGAGGAGCGCAGAGACCGCATAACGAAGGCGCGTAAAACTGCATAGAAGAATCGCCCCGCCGATCGTCGCGCGGCCCGCGCAAAGCGGCACCGGGCGCCTGGCGCATGAGTGCATAAAAACCGTCCATTTTTGCGGGCAGGTGGGGCGGGGTCACAACCGCGCGCGGCGACGCATCAAATCGCACCCCTGCGCATCAAAACGCACGAATTTGCCACGATGCGAATTCGCCCGAGGCCCGCGCCAGTAGGCGCTCGCGCAGCAGGCAGCGAATGCATGAAAAGTGCCCCATCAAGAAAGACCGCGGGCGAGGAGGGGGACCGCGCAAAGCCGCCGTCGCGGCCTGCTGCGCGTTGCCGGGCCAGCCCCCTAAACACCTCCATTCGGCCGCGCCTCGAACCCGCTGAGCGGCTCGCGCGCCCTACCCAGGGCTGAGGTGGCCCGCGAGCGGCAACCGGCTGTAGGCCCGCTATTCGCTTCGTCGCGCGAGTCGTCGACCGCCCGTTGTCAAGACGCCGCGGGACAATGGGACGCTAGACGGGACAATGGGACGCTAGACGGGACAACGGGACGCTAGGCGGGACACCTTCGGGATACCTTCGGGACAGCGGCGGGATACGAAGGCCGCGCCCCGACGCTGCCGTTCCGGCGGCCGCCCGACGCAAAAAGGGCCGCGCCCGGTTGCCCGGAGCGCGGCCCTGCCGCATGAAAGGGAAGCGTCGGTTGCGCTACGCCGCAATCGGCGCCGGCGGAATCTCGTAATCGTCGAACGTCACGACCTCCTCGCCGAGCCAGTCGTTCAGCTCGGCGAAGCGAGTCTGCAACGGCTTGATTTCGTTGCGCCCGAACACGCGTGCGGCCGTGTCCGGCGTGCCGAACCCGCCCGAATTGCTCGGCACGATGCCGAGCAGTTGCGGCGGCACGCGATGCGCGGCGAGCAGATCGTCGCGTGTCACGTTCTTGATGTTGAAGAACTCGTCTTTCGCGGCGACCTCGGACACGGGGATGAGCTGGATGCCGTCTTTCTTGCCGCCGGGCGCGTACATGAACACGTTGCGGAAGTTGCCCGGCCCCTTCGCGCTCTTCAACGCGGTCCGCATGTGGTCGACGTCCTCCTGCGTCTGCGCCGCGTCGGTCATGTACAGGATGAAGCCGGCGTGACTGCCGTTCTCGTAGTACTTGCGCCGGAACAGCGTCGACGATTCGTTCAGCCAGGCCGAGTGCAGCGAGCTCAGGTACTCGGGCAAGCCGTACACCTCCTGATTGATGTCCGGCCGCATGAGCTGGAACACGCTGCCGGGCTCGAACTCGTGCCGGTCCTGCCAGCCGTTCACGTACACGAAGCCGCTGAAATCCGCCTTGCGCCGCATGTACTTCGCGAGTGGGGGCTCGAGCCGCAGCGTACCGCCGACCATGTTCCGGCGGCGCTCCAGGTAGCCGTTGCCGAACGTCAGGAAGTCGAGCGCCCAGCGCTCGAACGCGTGCCGCGACAGCCAGCGATGCGGGCGGAACGTCGACGCGAGCACGTTCGCCTTGAAGAAGAGCGCCGAGCTGTGGTGCGTGCTCGCGCGGAACGACTTCGCCAGGCCGGCGAAGCTGACGGGCGGCTCGAACCATTCGCCGTTCGACCAACACTCGACGTAATCGAGAATCTCGGCCCGGTCCATGACGGGCGTGGGATCGCCGAACGTGAAGACCTCGGCGCGCGCCGGCGTGGCGCTGTCGGCGCTCGTGTGCGGCGCGGCCGAGAAGTGGCGCGGCGCGCGCGATCGGCGCTTGCTCATGAGTAGAACTCCGTGAATGAAGATGAATGAATGCCGCCGGCGAGCGGCTCGCGGTCGATCGCGTGCAGGCAGGCCCACGCCAGATCGGCGTGGCCCGTCTCCTCGGTGCGACCGGCGGTGTAGGTCGCCTGGCGACCGCTCGCCGTCATCGTCTGCTTGATCGCCATGAACGCGGCGGCCAGGTCGGTCCACCCCGCGTCGAATTGCAGGCGGCCGTTACGGACGACGGACTGGCCCTTGAGCACGAGGCGGGTTTTCACCTCGGGCGAGTAGTTCAGCGCGACGGCGGCCGGGAAGAACTTGCGCACGAGCTGGTAGACGCCTTGCCCCATGCCCGTAGTGTCGATCGCGATGTAGCCGACGTGGTAGCGCTGCGTGATCGCTTCGATTGCCGCGGCCTGTTCCTCGAAATCGTTGCCGCGGAACTGGTGACGTTCGAGCACGCGGAAGGCGCCGCCGTCGACGCGCGGCGGCGCCACGACGACCAGGCCCGCCGAATCGCCCGTGAGCGCCGGATCGTAGCCGACCCACACCTCGCGATGACCGAACGGCCGCAGCAGTAGCGGCGAGAAGTCGTCCGCCCATTCCTCCCACGAGTCGACCATGCAGCGTTGCAGGTCCGACAGCTTGAACACCGACACCGAATCGTCGATGAACTGGCACATCAGCAGGTTCGCGAAAGCCTCTGCGCTGTATCGGCGCCGCAACCGCTCCAGGTCGAACAGATTGCAGCCGCCCTCAATCGCATCGAGCACGGTCACGATCTGGCGCCACTGCTCATCCGCGCACAACATGCCGCGTGCAAGCGCTTCGTGGCTCGTGTCGATCTGGATGCGCTCGCCGAGCGCACGGCCACGATTTGCTTCGGCACCACTCCAGAACGCATAGGCTTCGTGCGTGATGCTCGATGGCGTACTGAAATAGGTTAGCCGCCAGCGTTTGTGCATCGCCATGCCGGACGCGACGGAATTCAGCTCGCGGAATTTCGGCACCCAGAAATATTCATCGAAGTAGAGGTTGCCGTGATACGACTGCGCGGTGCGTGCGTTCGTCCCCAGGAAGTACAGTGTCGCGCCGTTCGGCAGGATGATCGGATCGCCCGTGAGCTCGACGTCGGCCACGTCGCGCGCGAACTGCATGATGTACTGCTTGAACACATGTGCCTGAGCCTTGCTCGCTGACAGAAAAATCTGGTTGCGGCCAGTGTCGAGCGCGTCGACGAACGCCTCTCGCGCGAAGTACCACGTTGCGCCGATCTGTCGTGACTTCAGGATGTTGCGTGTCTGCTGATCGCCATTCCGATACCAGACCTTCTGATAGCCGAACAGTGATTCGCGGAACGCGTCGACGATGCGCTCGTGCTGTTCCTCGCTGATTTCGTTGCGCGGCGCGCGGCGCTTCGGGCCAGCGTTGCGCGACGCAATCTTCGGGTTCAGGTCCGATTCCTTCCCCGTCTCGTCGTACTTGCGCACGCGCGCGAGCCGCTCGACCTGTCGGCCGAGCAGATCGATTTCCTTGTAGTCCGCGCCGTCCTTCTTGTCCTTCGCGATCAACACCATCATGCGCACTTCGAGCGATGCCTCGATGCGTTCGACGGGCGTTGCATCCTTCCACTTCTCGCGACGACACCACGACGCGACGGTCGCGGGTTTGATGTCGAGATGGCGGGCGATCGACGAGAGGCGCCAGCCTTGCCAATAGAGCGTGCGCGCGACCTTGCGCGCGTCGTTTTCGGGCTGATGGGAGTCCGTAGTTTCGAGCATGCGGCCAAGCGTAGGCCGCCGCGCACGCGCGAGCACGCGGAGCGCGCTGTACCCGCGTGACCCACAAACGCCGCAGATTGAGCCGTGGCGCGCGAACGCCGAACATGAGAACCACGCTCACTCAACCCACGTTCGACCCTCTCTATGGCAAGCAAAACGAAATTCTTCCGCGTCGCAGTGGAAGGCGCGACCGTCGACGGTCGCGAGATCAAGCGCGAGTGGCTCGCGCAGATGGCGAAGCACTACGACCCGAAGCTGTACAGCGCGCGCGTCAATCTCGAGCACCTCAAGGGCTGGGCGCCGCTCTCGACGAACAACCCGTTCGGCGCATACGGCGACGTGATCGCGCTGAAGGCGGCCGAAATCGAAGACGGCCCGCTGAAAGGGAAGATGGCGCTGTATGCGCAAATCGATCCGACCGACGAGCTCGTCGCGCTGTCGAAGAAGCGCCAGAAGATTTTTACGTCGATCGAAATCAACCCCGACTTCGCGGACATCGGCGAGGCGTATCTCGTCGGCCTCGCGGCGACCGACGACCCCGCGAGCCTCGGCACCGAAGCATTGCAGTTCGCCGCGAAGCGCTCGAACAACCTCTACTCGCCAGCATGTGAGACGGCGATCGAATTCGAAGGCGCGACCGAAACTGCCGGCCTCAAGGAATGGGTGAAGAGCCTGTTCGCCCGCAATCGCGAGAACGACGACGAGCGCTTCGCCGACGTGCGCGAAGCCGTCGAACGGGTCGCGACCCACGCACACAACAGCGGGCGCGAAGTCGCGACGCTGAGCGCGGCCGTCACGAGCGCGACGAGCGCCGCGGCCGACGCGAAGAAGCGTGCCGACGAAGCGTTCGCCGCCGTCGAGGCGCTCACCGAGAAGCTGTCGAACACCGACAACGGCGCACCGCAGCGCCCGCCGTCGACCGGCTCGACGGGCGAGCTCGTCACCGACTGCTGACCCATCCCGCACACCACACAGGAGAATTTCCCGATGAGGAAGGAAACGCGCCAGGCGTATGAACGGTACGCCGCGCAAATCGCCAAGCTGAACGACACGGCCGACGTGTCGACGAAATTCGCGGTCGAGCCGACCGTGCAACAGAAGCTCGAAACCAAAATGCAGGAATCGAGCGAGTTTCTCGCGCGCATCAACGTGCTGCCCGTGACCGAGCTCGAAGGCGAGAAGCTCGGCCTGTCGGTATCCGGCCCGATCGCGAGCCGCACCGACACGACGAAGACCGACCGCAAGCCGGTTGACCCGACGGGCCTCGACAGCAATCGCTACCGTTGCGAGAAGACCGACTACGACACGGCAATTCCGTATCGCAAGCTTGACGCATGGGCGAAGTTCAACGACTTCCAGCAGCGCATCCGCAACGTGATCGTCAATCAAGCCGCGCTCGATCGGATCATGATCGGCTGGAACGGCGTGAAGGCGGCCGCGACGACCGACAAGCAGGCGAACCCGCTGTTGCAGGACGTCAATATCGGCTGGCTGCAACAGTACCGCGAGCGTGCGGCGCAGCGCGTGCTGCACGAAGGTGCGAAGCAGGCCGGTAAGGTACTCGTCGGCAAGGCCGGCGATTACGAGAACCTCGACGCGCTCGTGATGGATATCGTCTCGTCGATGATCGATCCGTGGTTCCAGGAAGACACGGGACTCGTTGTGATCTGCGGCCGCGAGCTGCTGCACGACAAGTATTTCCCGATCGTCAACGCGACGCAGGCGCCGACCGAGCGGCTCGCGGCCGATGTGATCGTGAGCCAGAAGCGCATCGGCAACCTGCCGGCCGTGCGCGTGCCGTTCTTCCCGAAGCGCGCGCTGATGGTGACGAAGCTCGACAACCTGTCGATCTACTTCCAGGAAGGCGCGCGCCGGCGCGCACTGATCGACAACCCGAAGCGTGACCAGATCGAGAACTACGAATCATCGAACGACGCCTACGTCGTCGAAGACTTCGGTTGCGGCTGTGTCGCCGAAAACATCGAACTGGTGACGGCATGACGATCAACACGCCCGCCCGTGCGCACTTCGAACGCGTCTCGGCCGCGCGCGCGGCGGCCGCGGCGTCGCCCGGCGAAACGATGAGAGGCGCGACCGCCTATGAGCTGATGCTCGCGAAGCTCGCGGCCGACCGTCGCGCGCTCAAGGGCATTCAGTCGATCGAGCGGAAAGTCGAGCTGAAACGCAAGCTGCTGCCGGAGTACGCCGACTACGTGGCGGGCGTGTTGAGCGGCGGCCGCGGCGCGCAGGACGACGTGCTCGTGACGGTGATGGTCTGGCGCATCGACGCCGGCGACTTCGACGGCGCGCTCGCGATCGCGGCCTACGCGCTCGCGCACGGCCTGACGCTGCCCGACCAGTTCGAGCGCTCGCTCGCGTCGCTCGTCGCCGAGCAGTTCGCCGACGCCGCGCTGTCGTCGTTCCTCGACGGCGAGACGTTCGACGCGGCGAGCCTCGAGCTCGTCGACGATCTGACACGCAACGCCGACATGCACGACCAGGTGCGCGCGAAGCTGTACAAGGCGCTCGGCTACGCGACGCAGGCCGATGCGCCGGCGCGCGCGCTCGACTATCTGCGCCGCGCGGTCGCACTGAACGATCGCGTCGGCGTGAAAAAGGACATCGACCGGCTGACGAAGCTGGTCGAAGCCGCGGGCCGTCAGGGCGACGGCGCCGACGGCACGTAAAGAGCCCACCTCGGCATGGCGGCACCGGCGCCCAGGCCCTACGCCTGACGGTGACGGGCCTTGTGCGCCGGTCCACCGCCACCTCATTCCGAACTGACCATGAACAGCTTTGTTGCCACCGCCGCGCCCGCCGTCGCGGCGACGCCGATCGACGGCGCGTTGACGAACGACGGTTTCTTCCCGGACATCGATCTGTCCGCGCTGCGCGACGCGATGCGCCTGGACGGCACCGTGGCGCACGAGCGGCTGCGGCACGCCGCGCGCGACGCGATGCTGACCGTGAACGACGAGCTCGCCGCGTGGCGCGCCCGGCAGCGCGCGGCGGGCGCGGCGACGCTCGCCGACGTGCCGGCCGCGCGCATCGATGGCGAATCGGCGCACGTTTCGCGCTACCGGCGCGCGGTGTACCACCTGACGCACGCGGACGTGACGGAGAAGTACCGCGGCTACGACACGACGAAGAGCGGCGGCCAGGTCGCGGCCGATCTGGCGGCGACGGTCGACGATTCGCGGCGCGCCGCGCGATGGGCCATCAGCGACATCCTCGGCATCGCGCGTTCGACTGTGGAACTGATCTGATGAGCCGCCCCATGTACCGCATCCGGCAAATCGCGCAGTCCCGCGTGCGCGGCGGAAAGCTGTTCTTCGCGGGCGCGTTCCAGGTACAGCGACGCGCCGCTGGCCTGTTTTGGTGCGAGATCACCTATTGCTCGGATCGCACCGGCGCTGAAGCCGCAATAAGGGCCGACGCGATCGCGCGCCGGCGGATGCGAATCAAGCCGCGCGTGCTCGGCCTGTTCGATCGCGAAGGGCAGGAACTCGGGAAATGAAGATTGCGGCGCTGCAAGGCGACACGCTCGACGCGCTGTGCTGGCGGCACTACGGCAGCACGGCGGGCACGGTCGAAGCGGTGCTCGACGCGAATCCGGGCCTCGCCGAGCTCGGCGTCGTGCTGCCGATGGGAACTGTCGTCGACATGCCCGAGCGCAGCGCGATCGAGACGACGAAGCCGCTATTGCAACTGTTTGACTGACCGGAGCCGATTGAATGGCTGAACCGAACACTTCCTCGGCCGCGGCGCTGTTCGCCGTGGTCGGCCTCGCCGGTATCGCGCCGGGCGTCGACGGTGACGCGCTGATCGGCGCATTCGCGGGCGCGGCGCTCGTCGTCGTCACGTCGAAAGACCTCGGTATCGCGAAGCGCGCCGCGTACATGCTCATTTCGCTCGTGATGGGCTACCTCGCCGCGCCGGAAATCATTCATGCCGTGCCGATCCGCTCGACGGGCGTCGCCGCGTTCTTCGCGGCCGCGCTCGTGATCGCGGTCACGCTGACGCTGATCGAGCGAGTGAAGGGCATGGACCTGTTCGCGCTGTTCAGGAAGGGAGATTGACGTGCATGTCTCGTCCGCACTCGTCGCGCTCGCCGCGCACCTCGCCGTCATCGTGCGCGTGCTGACCTACCGCAAGAACGGCGCGCGGCATCGCTTTCACGTCGCGTGGGCGGCCTGGGTGATCGTCGCGATCTCGGGCGGCTCGGCGATCGAGCTGCTGTTTCATCCGAAGCCGACCGGCTTCTTTCACGCGGCGCTCGCGGTCCTGCTCGCCGTGTTGGTGTACCTCGCGCGCGGCAACGTCGCGCGCCTTCTACGGAGTGACGAAGCGTGAACATCCTTCGATTCAACGATCACGGCGCGGAAGTCGGGCTGCTGCAGCAACGCCTCGTGCGCGCCGGCTACCCGGTCGACGTGTCGCACCTCTACGACGAGACGACCGAGCGGGCCGTCAAGGCGTTGCAGGCGGCCGCGGGCCTCGTCGACGACGGCATCGCCGGCCCGAAAACCTACGCGGTGCTCGCGAGCGGGCAGCGTGACCCCAAGCACCTGACGCTCGCCGACATCATTCGTGCCGCGAACACGCTTGGCGTATCGGTCGCGTGCGTGCGCGCGGTCAACGAAGTCGAGTCGCGCGGCACGGGCTTTCTGGACGACGGCCGACCGAAGATTCTGTTCGAGCGGCACGTCATGTATCAGCGGCTCGTCGTGAATCTCGGCAAGGAAGCAGCGGATGCGGCCGCCGCTCGATGGCCGGGCGTCGTCAATCCGAAGCGAGGCGGCTACCAGGGCGGCGCCGCTGAATACGTGCGGCTCGATACCGCGGCGCGCATTGACGCGGCGTGCGCTTACGAGTCGGCGAGCTGGGGCGCGTTCCAGATCATGGCGTATCACTGGGAGCGCCTCGGCTACGCGAGCGTCGACGACTTCGTGGCGCGCATGGAGCTGAGTGAAGCCGAGCATCTCGACGCGTTCGTGCGCTTCGTCGCGACCGACAAAAAGCTGTTGGCCGCGCTGAAGGGCCGTAAGTGGGCGGCGTTCGCGGACGGCTACAACGGCCCGGAATACGCGATCAACCTGTACGACGTGAAGCTCGACCGTGCGTATGTGAAGTACGCCGGCGCCGGCAAGGCGGCCGCATGAACTTCTCGCGCCTTCTGTCGTGGGCGTGGCTGGCCTTCGCGGTCGCGCTCGTCGTGAGCTGCGAGCACAGCCGCACGCTGCGCGCGCAGCTCGAGCAGGCGACGGCGGATGCACGGCGCACGAATCAGGAGGCGCAAGCGCGCGCCGCGATCATCGAGCGTCTGTTGGCCGATGCCAAGGACAAGGATGCGCAGCGCGTGCAGCTCGACCGTGCGCGCGCCGGCGTCGACGCGACGCTCGCGACCTATCGAAACGAACTGCGGAGACTGATCGATGAAAATGCCGCCGTGCGCGCCTGGGCTGCTGGCGCTCTGCCTGACGACGTTGTGCGCCTGCACGCAAGCCCCGCCCTCAATGGCGCCGACGATTACGCTCAACGAATGCGCGAGCGTGACGCGCTGCACGATGCCGGCGATGGAACCACGAACCAACGGTGAACTGAGCGACGCGCTGCACGTCGCGCGCGCGGCGTGGGCGCGCTGCGCGTCCGAAGTCGACATGATCGCGACGTGTCAAGCGCGCGTGCGGCGGGCGGACGGCCATGAATAAGCCGAACAGCCTGCGCGCAGCGCTCGTCGCCGCATTGCCGCAGCTCAAAGCGTCACCCGATCAACTGCTCGTGTTCGTCAACGAAGGCCGGATCGAAGCGACAGGCACGCGAACCGCGTCGTTCGACTACGAATACGAGTGCGAGATCATCATTCGCGACTTCATCGGCAGCGCGGACGATGTGATGATCGCCGTCGTCGAATGGGCGCGCGCGAATCAACCGGACCTCGTGATGAATCGGGACGAGCGCCGCGACGGTATCACGTTCGTCGCGGACATCCTGTCAAACAACGCGGTTGACCTCGGGCTCAAAGTGAAGCTGTCGGAAAGCGTCGTGGTCGGAACCGACGAAGCCGGCAACCGGACGGTCGAGCACATCGACGACGCGGCCGACGAGTGGCTCTCATGACCGACGATCTTCAGGCGCTCGAACGGTGGGCGGGCGGACTGCTCGCGAAGCTGTCGCCGGCGGCCCGCCGTCAACTGCTGCGCGAGCTCGGCCGCGATCTGCGGCGGGCGCAGCAGGCACGCGTCGCTGCGCAGCGGAATCCGGACGGCTCGGCGTATGAGGCGCGGAAGGTGAAGGCGAGCAGCAAGCGCTTGCGTGACAAGGCCGGCCGCGTGAAGCGCGAGGCGATGTTTCGGAAGCTGCGCACGGCGCGCTATCTGCGCATCGATGTCGACGACACGGGCTTGGCGATCGGCTTCGGCGAACGGCTCTCGCGCATCGCGCGCGTCCACCAGGAAGGCCAGAAAGCGCCCGTTGAGCCGGGCGGGCCGCTTGCGCAGTATCCGGTTCGCGTCGTGCTCGGTTTCGCGGATGCCGATCGCGAGCTCGTGCGCGATCGGCTGCTACGCTACCTGAACCGCTGAGCCACCCACAGCGGCGTCGAGCCGCGCCGATGCGATCGCGTGATAGACAGCGTTCGTCTCGCAGTCAATTCAAAGGCGATCGACATCGTGCGCGGCCGGAAGGGCTGGAACTGGACAGTTGCGGCGCGTAATCATTCCAAGGCAGCGCGAAAGTCGCCAACTTCGCCAAGCATGCTCCCCCTGTAGGCTCTCAAGGCCGACTCCCATTCATATTGCTTAGGATGTTTCGCAAACCACCCGTTGACAAAATTCTCTAGCTGGTAGGTGCCGGTCCAACCTTGATTCTCGTTTATCCAGAAGTCGTAAAGGTTAGTTGGGACGTTGTCCGGCGAAAGTGTCTCCGCGAGCCATGACCAGAGATGATCACAGGGAATCATGGCGACGACGCCATAGATCGGCTCCATGAATTCGGCTACATAGTGTTCGTGGGCAACATACGCTTTTACCGCGTCGTTCGGGTCGATAGCGAGGATGTCTTTGATGTGCCACGACTCCATGATGGAATCGGTGTAGGACTGATAGCCTTCATAGCGAGCCAGCGCAAAAGCCGCCAGCACATCCTCATGATGTTCCTTCGCGCGCGCCTCAACCACGCGATAATCTTGCTCCGCCCGAACACAGTATGCCGCGTCCTGTACCGTGTATTGCCCGTAATTGCAGGGAGGCAAGGTACCGTTAGCAATGCCCTGAATGTAAGGCGAGTTAAGCGCATCTTGTGCCAAGCCAATGCATGCGCCCCAGAGTTGAGCGGTAATCGAGTTGGCGGGCGGTGGCGATGTGGGAACGTCCAGCTTCGCCAGCGATGGATGGTCTAGTCGGATACGCCGCGGCGTCCTCGTCACGAGTGGCTTCATCATGATGCTCCTTCTCTTCTTCGTGCAAGTTTCGCGGAACAGATTATTTTTAGCGAAATAATTAATTAAATTTTGTGTCCGTGCCGACTTGTTAAGTCGAGATCGGTTTGCGGCCAGACATTTCTATTTTTAATTACCCCGTTGGCAATAGGCCCGCCCCGCGTATAAATGGCCCTCGGAATGCCGCCATTATTATAGGAGATGGGAATTCATCTTTTTACTGCCCCTTATTTAAATTCAAATTGAATCAAATCGGTTAATAGTTCGTCGAATAGTTAATTCGGTTGCCGCGCTGCCTGAATCGGGGAGTCATTCACCGCAGCGTCGAGCCGGGACGATGCGATTGCGTGATACGCCGGGTTCGTCTCGCATCCGACCCAGTGCAAGCCCGCCTCCCGCGCCGCGGCGAGGAACGTGCCCGAGCCGGCGAACAGATCGCACACGACGCCGCCGGCCGGCACGAGCCGCACGACCTCGCGCGCCACGTCGAGCGGCTTCTCGGTGACGTGCTGCTTCGGTAGCGGCAGCCGCACCGGGAACACGCCCGGCAGGTACACATCGCAGTCGCGCATCGCGCCGCGGCTCGCCCACACGACAAATTCGGCCTGTTGCGCGAAGCCGCCGCGCCGCGGCCGCGTGCGGCCGGGCGTCTTGTCCCACACCGCGACGCCGCGCAGGATCAAGCCGGCGGCCTGCACGACATCGGTCAGCGTCGGGAGCTGCCGCCAGTCGATGAAGCTCACGAGCAGCCCGCCCGGCTTCAGCGCGCGGCGGCATTCGCTCAACCACGCGTGACACCAGAACGCCCACGCGCGCTGGTCCATGTTGTCGCTGTCGAAGTCCGTGTAGACCGTCTTCGTGTCGCTGCTGATGTACTTCGCGCTCGGCGGCCGCGTGCGCGCCGACGTGTGCAGGCCGCCCGACGAATACGGCGGATCGGTGAACACCATGTCGAGCGAGGCATCGGGAAGCATGCGCGCGAGCGTGAGCGCGTCTGTTGCGTGAAGTCGGTCGAGTAGCGGGGCAAGATCGGCCGCGGGCGCGGCGTCGGTAGCGTGAATCGTCATGGTGTTGCGAGAGTGGAAATGCGCGCGCAGCACGAGCCGCGCGCGTCGTTGCGTGTGTCGAGCGGCCATTGTCGGCGCACGTTTCGCCGCGCGGATCACGAGCACGCTGTACCCGGCAGCACGACAAAGGCGAGTGCTCGCACCCCGCGCGGGCGACCGGCACCATTGCCGGTATGGATGCGAACGAAATTCAACGGCAAGCACGCAACGCCGTGCGCAAAGGCTCGATTCTCGATGTCGATCACACGGCGGGCCTCTGCCGCGTGTCGATCGGCGAATCGGACGACGACGGCCTGCAAACGAACTGGATGCCCTGGCTGACGCCCGCGGCCGGCGCGACGCGCGAGTGGTTGCCGCCGACGAAGGGCGAGCAGGTCGTTGTGCTCGGCGCGATGGGCGACCTCGCGCAAGGCGTCGCGCTGCGCGGCGTTTTCTCCGACGCGTTTCCCGCACCGGACCACCTCCCGAACACCCACACCCGCGTCTACGCGGACGGCGCGCGCGTGCGCTACGACCACGACGCGCACGCACTCACGGCCGAGCTGCCCGCCGGCGCGACGGTGCGCCTCATCGCGCCCGTGTCGGTCACGGTCGAGACGGAATCGGCGACCGTGAAGGCGGCTTCGGTCACGCTCGACGCCGAACAGACCACCTGCACGGGCGCGTTGCTCGTGAAAGGGCCGCTCGTGTTCGAGTCCGGCATGACGGGCTCGGGCAGCGCCGGCGGCGGCAACGTCATGCGCGTCGACGGCGCGGCCGATTTCACGGGCGAAGTGCGCTCGATGGGCAAGAGCGTGCCGTTCCACACGCACCAGGCGCGCGGCGAATCGGCCGAAGTGAGCCCGCCGCTATGAGGGGCATGAACGCAGAAACGGGCCGCGCGATGTCCGGGCTCGATCACCTCGCGCAGTCCATCGGCCGCATCGTCTCGACGCCACTCGGCTCGTGCATCCAGCGCCGCACGTTCGGCTCGGAGCTGCCCGACCTGATCGACGCGCCCGCGAACGGCGCCACCCGGATTCGCCTGTATGCGGCGATCGCGACCGCGCTGATGCGGTGGGAGCCGCGCATGACCGTGACGCGCGTCCAGATTTCAGCGGACGCCGGCGACGCGTTCGCGGGCCGGCAGTGCGTCGACATCGAAGGCTGGACCGACGAGCGCGACGAGCTCGTCTCGCTGCGCGCGCCGATGACAAACGGAGGAACAACATGAAAAGCACGCCCATCGATCTTTCGCAGCTCCCCGCGCCGGATATCGTCGAGCCGCTCGACTTCGAGACGCTGTTCGCCGAACGCAAAGCGCGTCTCGTGTCGCTGTGTCCGGTCGAGCGCCAGGCGGAAATCGCCGCGACGCTCGCGCTCGAATCCGAGCCCGTGACGCGCGTCCTCCAGGAGAACGCGTATCGCGAAGTGCTGCTGCGCCAGCTCATCAACGACAAGGCGCGCGGCCTGCTGCTCGCGTATGCGCGCGGCACGACGCTCGAACACATCGCGGCGCTGTTCGATGTCGAGCGGATCGTGATCACGGCGGCCGATCCGGAGAACGACGTGGAACAGGTCGACGAAGACGACGACAGCCTGCGCGAGCGCGTGCAGCTCGCGCCGCGCGGCTTCTCCGTCGCCGGCCCCGATGAGGCGTACGTGTTCCATGCGCGCGCGGCGGACGGCCGCGTACTGTCCGCGTCCGCGCGTAGTCCGGAACCGTGCGTCATGGTGGTCACGGTGCTGTCGCGTGAAGGCGACGGCACGGCGAGCGACGAGCTCATCGACATCGTGCGCGCGGCGCTCGAAGGCGTGCGCCCGCAAGCCGACGAAGTGTTCGTGCAGAGCGCGAAAGTCGTGCCGTATGCGATCCGCGCGACGCTGCGCTTCTTCTCCGGCCCGGATCGCGGTGTTGCGCTCGCGGAAGCCCGCAAGCGCACCGCGAAGTTCGCGGCGGACATGCGGCGCATCGGCATGGAAATCACGGTCGACGGCTTGCACGCGGCGATGCGTGTCGCCGGCGTGCAAAAGGTGCTGCTCGACTCGCCCGCCGGCGGCGTTCCCGTGACGCACGAGCAGGCGCCGTACTGCACCGGAATCGAGCTGATCGACGGCGGGGTCGCCGATGAATAATCTGGCCCCCTCGCTGCTGCCCCCGAACGCGACCGCGCTCGAACGCCGGCTCGCGGAGACGAACGCGCGTATCAGCGCGATTCCGGTCGACATCGGCACGCTGATGGACCCCGACACGATCCCGCTGCGGTTCCTGCCGTGGCTCGCGTGGCACCTCGGCGTCGAGACGTGGAAGGACTACTGGCCCGAGCAGGTGAAGCGCGCGCGCGTGAAAGCGGCGATCCAGATCGCGCGCAAGAAGGGCACGGCCGCGGCCGTGCGCGAAGTGTGCGCGTCGTTCGGCGCGAACGTCGTGATGCGCGAGTGGTTCGAGAAAACGCCGAAGGGCCGGCCGGGCACGTTCGAAATTCTGATGACGGTCGGCGCGCGCGACGGCATCCCGGCGACCGCCGAATACGTCGCCGACATCATTGCGGAAGTCGACCGGGCGAAGCGCGGCACCGCGCACTACACGTTCACGCAGGGCTTCAGCGCAACCGGCACGCAGCGCATCGGCGCAGGCGCGCGCGCGGCGGTGTATCGCCGCCTGTCCCTCACGGATATCTGACATGGCAGGAATGCTCATCAACCTTACCGACGCCGGCCGCGCGGCGATGGTCGCCCCCGGCAACACCGGCACGGCCGCGCACCGCGTCGTCGAGATCGGGCTCGGCGCCGCGCCGTTCGCGTTCGACCGCGGCATGAAGACCATGCCGAGCGAGCGCAAGCGCGTGACGACGTTCGGCGGCGACAACGTGGCGCCGGACACCGTGCATGTCGTGATCCAGGACGATTCGAGCGATCAATACTCGCTCTATGCGTTCGGCCTGTACCTCGACAACGGCGTGTTGTTCGGCGTCTACGTGCAGGACACGCCGATCCTCGAAAAATCGCCCGTGGCGCTGCTGTTGCTCGCGGCCGACGTCGTGTTCGCGACGATCGACGCGACGAAGCTCGAGTTCGGGCCGGCGACGTTCCTGAACCCGCCGGCGACGACCGAGCGCAAGGGCGTCGTCGAGCTCGCCACGCAGGCCGAAGTCGACGCCGGCGACGACAACGCGCGCGCGATCACGCCGAAGACGGCGAAGCGGCGCTATGCGGCGCTCTCGGGCGCGACGTTCGACGGTCGCGTGCGCGTCGTCGCCGACGCTGACGAGCGCGCCGCGCAGCTCGACGTGTCGCCGAAGGCGCCCGGCGTCGGCAAGCTCGGCAAGGTGCGTCTGTTCGGCACGTTCGGCGACGCGGCGCTGCCTGATCTGAGCCCGCGGCTCGCTGCGACGCTTCGCGCGGGATTCGATGCTGGCGCATGGGGCCGCGAGTACGTCGATGTGTGCCTGAACGACGGCACGAACAACGACGCGGGCAGCGACGCGAAGCAGAAGCGCGTCGTGCGCTTCACGTCGGGCGGCCGTGTGCTGATCGGCGATCGCGCCGACGATGGCAAGACCGCGCTGCAGGTGCGCGGCGGCGTCGACGCATCGGAAGGCGTCACCGCGCGCGCGATCGACGCGGGCGGCACCGGCGGGCAGTTCCGCGCCGTCTGCGACGGCTACGGCGCGTTCATCCGCAACGACGGCTGGAGCGTGTATTTCCTGTCGACCCCGAAAGGCGCCCCGGACGGCGGCTTCAACGACTATCGGCCGTTCTCGTGGTCGCTGTCGACGGGACAGGTGATCGTCGACGGCAGCGGAGCGGGCACGGTCTTCGGTGGCGCCGTGACCGTCGCCCACGATCTCGAAGTCGGCCGGAAGGCAGACGAAGGGCATCTCAAGCTCGGTCCGGTCGACGGTTATTTCTACGCGAACCAGGTCAGCACCGGTTGGTGGTCGCCGACCGGATCGACGTTTCAATACATCTTTGCCGACCACACGTTCCGCGTCGACGGACGGATCGTATGGCACGAAGGCAACCTCGACCCGCTCGACAAGAGCAAGGGCGGCACGGTGCGCGGCGATATCGCGTTCGCGACGGGCAAGCGGCTCGTGCTTGCTGAAGGTAGCCCGTCGGTGCCATCGCTCACGTTCGCCAACGATGGCGCGCCGGATACCGGCCTCTATCACGCTGCGGACGGCGAGTTTGGCGTGACGTGTAACACCAGTGTCGTCGTGCGCTTTTCACCGACGCTCGCCGTGTTCGAACAGCCCGTGACGGGACCGACACCGCCGGCGGCCGATCGATCGTCGCGCCTCGCGACGACGGAATGGGTCCGGTCCGTCCTGTCATCGACGACCATCGGCCAGATTGTCTTCGAGCCGCGGACGACCGTGCGGCCAGGTTTCCTCAAGGCGAACGGCGTGCTCGTGAACCGGGCCGACTACCCCGAGCTGTGGGCGTACGCGCAGGCAAGCGGCGCGCTCGTGTCCGACGCGGATTGGATGAAAGACCGCTGGGGCGGCTTCTCGACGGGCGACGGCGCGACGACGTTCCGCCTGCCCGAGCTACGCGGCGAGTTCATTCGATGCTGGTCCGACGCGCGCGGCGGCGTCGACGCGAGCCGCCAGATTGGCGCGTTCCAGGGCGACCAGAACCACTCGCACGCGCACAGCGCGGGCGCGAGCGAAGCGCCTGACCACAACCACTCGGCCTGGACCGACGTGCAAGGTTGGCACGCCCACCACGGCTGGACGAGCAGCGTCGGGGACCATCAGCACATCGTGCCGTTCGGGCAAAACGACCGGACATTTACTCCGCCGTGGGGAACAAACGGCGAAAACAACCGCTTCGGTGCGCAGACGGAAGACTGGGACAACAAGTGGTTCCTCACCAGTCCCGCGGGCAGCCACAACCACGAGTTCAACACCGAGGGCAGCGGCAACCACGGGCACGCCGTCGGCATCGGCGGCGGCGGCCGGCACGCTCACGCGATCACCGTTCAGCCTGACGGCGGCGACGAAGCCCGCCCGCGCAACGTCGCGCTGCTCGCGCTGATTCGCGCCTACTAACCACGAGAGACACGACATGCTGATTCACCACTACGACCCGGCAACGGGCGAATACCAGAGCAGCGGCCAACCGGACGCCGACCCGCGCAACGACGGCCGCTGGCTGATTCCGGCGTCCGCGACGCTCGACGCCCCGCCGGCGCGCACGCCGACCACGTGGCCGTTCTATCGCGACGGCGCGTGGTTCCTGCTGCCGGACTACCGCGGCCGTCTCTGCTATCGGACGGACACGGGCGAGCCGGTCGAGATCACGATCGCGGGCAAGACGCCCGCCGACCTCGGCCTCACGACCGAGCCGCGTCCGTCCGAGCGGCACGCGTGGATCGACGGCGCGTGGACCGTGCCGCCCGAACGGATCGCGCGCGAGAAGCGCGACGCGGCAATGGCGGAATTCGAGCGGCGCATGGAGATCGCGCGCCGCGAGAACCTCGGCAAAGCCGACGCCTACGCGGCGGGCCAGCTCGACGACGAGCAGGCGTACTACTTCAAAGCCTGGTCGGCGTACCAGATGGCGCTCGTCGCCGCGATCCAGAAAGACACGTTCCCGGACGCGATCGCGTGGCCCGACACGCCCGCGCCGTATGTACCGCCGGCGCCGGAACCGGTCGCGCCCGAAGGCATGCCGCCGGCCGATACGGCGGCCGTCGACCACGGCGCGCAGTTGTACACCGAACGCACCCCGGCCTGACGCCGGCCCGATCACCGGGAACCCTCCCGATTTTTTTTGCAACAGGAGCTGCACACCATGCCGCAGGATTACCACCACGGCGTTCGCGTCATCGAAATCAACGAAGGCGGCCGGCCGATTCGCTCGGTGTCGACGGCCGTGCTCGGCGTCGTCTGCACGGCGGCCGACGCCGACGCGATCACCTTTCCGCTGAACACGCCCGTGCTGTTGACGAACGTCGTCGCCGCGCTCGGCAAGGCCGGCAAGAAAGGCACGCTGCGCCGCACGCTCGACGCGATCGGCAAGCAGACGAAGCCGCTCACCGTCGTCGTGCGCGTCGCCGAAGGCAAGGACGCGGACGAGACGACCTCGAACGTCGTCGGCACCGTGACGCCGGAAGGCAAGTACACGGGCATCAAGGCGCTGCTCGCCGCGCAGGCCGCGCTCGGCGTGAAGCCGCGCATTCTCGCGGCGCCGGGGCTCGACACGCAGCCGGTCGCGGCCGCGCTCGCGTCGGCCGCGCAGTCGCTGCGCGCGATGGCCTACGTGTCGGCGTCCGGCTGCAAGACGAAGGAAGAGGCTGTCGCCTACCGCAAGCAGTTCGGCCAGCGCGAAATCATGGTGATCTGGCCGGATTGGCTCGGCTGGGACGACGTGACGAATTCGACGGCGGTCATCCCGGCGCCGGCGATCGCGGCCGGCTTGCGCGCGAAGATCGACAACGACACCGGCTGGCACAAGACGCTCTCGAACGTCGTCGTGAACGGCGTGTCCGGCATCAGCGCCGACGTGTCGTGGGATTTGCAGGACCCGGCAACCGATGCGGGCTACCTGAACGAGCACGAAGTGACGACGCTCGTGAACCGCAACGGGTTCCGGTTCTGGGGCGAGCGCACGTGCTCGGACGATCCGAAGTTCGCGTTCGAGAACTACACGCGCACCGCGCAGGTGGCGGCCGACTCGATCGCCGAAGCGCAGATGCCCGTCGTCGACGGCCCGCTGAATCCGTCGCTCGCGCGCGACATCGTGGAGAGCATCAACGGCTGGTTCCGGCAGCAGGTCGCGAACGGCTATTTGATCGGCGGTAGCGCGTGGATCGACCCTGAGCCGAACACGGCCGACGTACTCGCGTCCGGCAAGGCGTACATCGATTACGACTACACGCCGGTTCCGCCTCTCGAAAATCTGGTGCTGCGCCAACGCATCACCGACCGCTTCCTCGCCGATTTCCCGGCGCGCGTGGCGGGCTAACAGGAGTCAAACGCAATGGGTATGCCTCGAAAACTCAAGGGCTTCAACGTCTTCCACAACGGCCAGAACTTCGTGGGCGAAGTCGAAGAGCTCAACCTCCCGAAGCTGAAACGCAAGATGGAAGCGTGGCAGGGCAGCGGCATGACGGGCCCGGTCAAGGTTGATTTCGGCAGCGAAGAGCTCCAGCTCGAGTGGACGTGCGGCGGCTTCATGGTCGAAGTGCTCGAACAGTACGGCGCCGTGCAGCACGACGGCGTGCTGCTGCGCTTCTCCGGCGGCTATCGGCGCGAGGACAGCAAGAAGCACGACCAGATCGAAGTCATCGTGAAGGGCCGCCACGAGGAGATCGACATGGGCACCGCGAAGGCGAAGGAAGACACGAAATTCAAGGTTACGACCAACGCCAGCTACTACAAGCTGACCGTGAACGGTCGCGACCTCATCGAGCTCGACTTCGTGAACGCGGTCGAGAAGATCAACGGCATGGACCTCGCGGCGGACCTTCGCCGCGCGATGGGTCTGTAATCGCACGCCCGCGGCGAATGCGGGCCATCCCAATTTCACATCCAAACAGGAAACGTCATGACGACCCTCGACACCGCCCACATCGACACGACGGGCCACGCCGCGCTCGACGAGAACACGCACACGCTCGACACGCCAATCGAGCGCGAAGGGCAAACCATCACGCAGGTCACGCTGCGCAAGCCGGCCTCGGGCGCGCTGCGCGGCACATCGCTCGCCGCGCTCGTGAATCTCGATGTCGACGCGCTGCGCAAGGTGTTGCCGCGCATCAGCACGCCGACGCTCACCGAGTTCGACGTGGCCAACATGGACCCGGCCGACCTCGTGGCATTGGGGGGCATCTTCGCGGGTTTTTTGATGCCGAAGGCGCTGAAAGCGAGCATGGAATCCCCGACCGCGTAGAGGACGCAATGGCCGATATCGCGACGGTGTTCGGCTGGACGCCGCGCGATATGGATGCCTTTTCCCTGGCTGAACTGATGGACTGGCGCGAGCGCGCCCGGATACGTAGCGGAAACGAATAGCGATGGACAACGCCCTGAAACTGCGCGTGATGTTCGACATGATCGACAACTTCACGAAGCCCTTGAAGAACGTGCTGAACAGCAACAAGGGCCTCGCGCAGTCGCTCAAGCAGACGCGCGGCGAGCTCGCCGAGCTCGGCAAGCAGCAGAAAGCCGTCGCCTCGTTCCGCGAGATGCGAGCCGGGCTCGCTGGCACCGCGACGAAGCTCGGCGAAGCACAAGCGCACGTGCGGCAGCTCGCGGGCTCGCTGCGCACGTTCGGCCCGCCGTCTCGGCAGATGATCGCGGACCTTGCGCGTGCGCGCCAAGCGGCGTCGACGCTGCGCGCCGAACAGAAGAAGCAGACGATCGCGCTCGAAGAGATGCGCGGCAAGCTCTCGCGGGCTGGCATCGATACGCGCAATCTCGCCGAGCACGAACGCACGCTGCGCTCCAACATCGCGCAAACGACAGCGACGATGCAGGCGCAGACGCGCCAGCTCGAATTGATGGCCGACCGCGAGAAGAAGCTCGGCGCGGCGCGCGGCAAGATGCAGGCGATGCAGGGCGTCGCCGGCGGCATGGCGATCGGCGGTTACGCGGCGCGCTCGACCGGTACGCACGCGCTCGGCGATCTGCGCGAGGCGCTCGACGAAACGAAGAAGATCCAGAACGAGCGCGCGCGCATCACGGCGCTCGGCCTCGGCGACCAAGCGACGAAGGACGCCGAGAAGTACGTACGCTCGATGAAGATGATGGGCGTGAGCACGTCGGACAACATGACGCTGATGCGCGACGCGTTGTCGATCTTCGCGGACGAGCATCACGCGCAAATGGTGATGCCGACGCTTGCGAAGATGAAGTTCGCGAACGAAGCGATGTTCGGCGCGGAGGACGCGCACGCGAACGAAGAAAAGTTCATGAACATGCTGAAGGTGATCGAGCTGCGCGGCGGCACGAAGGACGAAGCGACGTTCAGGAACGAGGCGAACATGGTGCAAAAGGTGCTGTCGGCGACGGGCGGCCGCGTTGGCGGCGACGAGTGGCGCAACTTCATCCAGACGGGCGGCGTCGCAGCGAAGCAGATGCGCCAGGACGCGTTCTACTACCAGATGGAGCCGCTGATTCAGGAGATGGGCGGGCACGCGGTCGGCACAGGTCTCATGTCCATGTACAACAACGTCTATCAGGGTAAAACGACGGTCAAAGCGGCGCGCGAACTGGTGAACCTCGGACTCATCAAGAAAGAAGGGATCGAGTACAACAAGATGGGGCAGGTCAACCACTTCAAGACGGGCGCACTGAAGGGCAGCGACCTGCTGAAAGCATCCCCGCTCGAATGGCTGGAGAAGGTGTTTCTGCCGCAGCTCGCCGCGAAGGGGATTACCGATCCGGACAAGATCAAGGACGTTATCGCAACCGTATTCACCAACCGCACCGCTGCGAACCTGGCGACGACGATGGTCATGCAGCGGGACCAGATTCACAAGAACGAGAAGCTGAACACGGGCGCGTATGGCATCGACGAGATGCACAAGCTCGCGTCCGAACAGACGCCCGGCAAGGAGCTCGACGCGTACGCGAAGCTGCGCGATCTGCGAAACGAGATCGGCGAGCGCATCGCGCCGATGTACAACGCCGCGCTCGACCAGACGCGCGCGCTCGCTGGCAAACTGCTGACAACGATTCAGGCGCATCCGCAAGCAACGAAGGTAGTCGTCGCACTCGCGGCCGGCTTCGCGGCGCTGCTCGCAGTCGTCGGGACGTTCACAATCGTCCTCGCCGGCGTGCTCGGCCCGCTCGCCGTCGTGCGGTTCAGCATGACGACGCTCGGCATCCAGGGCGGCATTCTGTCGCGCGCGCTCGGCATCGGCGCGGCCGCATGGCGCATGTTCGGCGCGGCCGCGATGGGGGCCGGCCGCCTGTTGCTGACGACGCCGATTGGCCTGTACGCCGCGGCGTTCGTCGCCGCCGCGCTGCTGATCTACCGCTATTGGGGGCCAATCAAAGCGTTCGTCGGGGGTGCGCTCGCGGCGATCGGCAGTGCGCTCAAGCCGATCGGCAGTGCGCTGCTCGCGACATTGCAGCCGCTCAGCCGCGCACTCGCGGCCGCAAAGCCGATGTGGGATTGGTTGGGCCGTGCGCTGTCGACGGTAGGCGGCTGGTTCGGCAAGCTTTCCGAGCCGGCGCAAACGAGCGCCGATGGCCTCTCCGCCGCCGCAGAGGCCGGCCGCGGATTCGGTGCGGTGCTCGGCGCGGTGCTGCGCGCCGCGTTCACGCCGCTCACGTGGCTCGGCCGCGCGCTCGGCGGGCTCGCCGGCCTGTTCGTCGAAGCGATGGGCGACGCGCGCGCTGCAATGAGCGGCGGGCTTGCGGCGCTCGGTGCGTTGATTCTGAACTGGTCGCCGCTCGGCATGTTCTACCGCGCGTTCGCTGGCGTGCTGTCGCTGTTCGGCGTCGAGCTGCCCGCGAAGTTCACCGAGTTCGGCGGGCACCTCGTCGACGGGCTCGTCGGCGGCATCAGCAGCGGACTCGGCAAGGTGAAGGACGCGATTTCGAATATGGCGAACAGCACGGTGGGTTGGTTCAAAGAGAAGCTCGGCATTCACAGCCCGAGCCGCGTATTCGCCGCGCTCGGCGGCTTCGTCGGCGAGGGGGCGGCGCTCGGCATGCAGGGCGAGCAGCGGCGCGTCGCGAAAGCCGCACTCGGCCTCGCCACCGCGGCAGTGATGTCGTTCGGCACGCCGGCGCTCGCCGCACCTACGACGCCGCTTGTGCGATCGACCGTGCCGATTGATCGCCGCGCGCCACTCGCGGTGGCGTCCGCCACGCCTTCGGCGGCCGCGTCGGCGTCGCCGATCACCATCAACATCTACGCGCAGGCCGGGCAGGACCCGCACGCGATCGCGCGCGCCGTCGAGGCCGCGCTCGATCGCCGCGAACGCGCGAAGCAGTCGCGCATCGGCTCGCGCTTGTCGGACTGACGCACCCGGAGCCACGCATGCTCATGTCTCTCGATCAATTCGTTTTCAGCCTCACGAGTGCGCCGTTCCGCGAGTTGCAGCGGCGACGCACCTGGAAGCATCCGACGAGCTCGCGCGTCGGCGCGCGCGACGGCCGCCAGTTCGCCGGCGTCGGCGATGACACGATCACGCTGAACGGCCTGGTCGCGCCCGAGACGATCGGCTCGATCGCGTCGATTCGCGAGCTCGCGGCGATGGCGGACACGGGAGAAGCGTACGCGCTCGTCGACGGCGCCGGGAACGTCTACGGCGCATACGTGATCGCCGAGTTGAACGAGACACAGAGCTACCACGCGGCGGACGGCACGCCGCGGCGGATCGAGTTTCAGCTCACGATCGAGCGCGTCGACGACGACGTGCTGCGCACGGCGCGCGAGACGAACACCCGGAAGGACAAGCGCTGATGGCCACGTCGACGAACGAACGGACCACGAGAACGGAATCGCAGGACGCGCCGCGCATCGCGCGCCTGCATCCGCAACCTGACTACCGCATTTCGGTGGGCGGCCGCGATCTGTCGCGGTTGTTCATGCCGCGGCTCGTGTCGCTGTCGATTTCGGAGTCGCGCTCCGACGAAGCGGATACGGTCGACATCGTGCTCGACGACTCGAAAAACGATCTGGACATTCCGAAGCGCGGCAGCACGATCAAGGTATCGATCGGTTGGATCGGCGAGCCGCTCGTCGACAAGGGCAGCTTCACCGTCAACGAAGTTGAGCACAGCGGTAGCCCGGACATCATCACGGTACGCGCACGTTCGGCCGCGATGACGAGCGGCATGCAGGAGCGACGCGAAAAGAGCTGGCATCGGCAAACGATCGGCTCGATCGTGCGCTCGATCGCCGGCCGCTACTCGTTGACGCCGGCGATCGGCGACGCGCTCGCGAAGATTCTGATCGCGCACATCGACCAGACGCACGAATCGGATATGTCGTTTCTCACGCGCCTCGCGAAGCGCTACGACGCCGTAATGAACGTGAAAGACCTACGCCTGCTGTTCATGCCGATCGGCATCGGACAGACGGCGAGCGGCAAGAAGCTCGACGTGCTCGAACTGACGCGCGCGAGCGGCGACAGCCATCGCTACCACGTGTCCGAGCGCGAGAACTACGCGGCCGTGCGGGCGCACTACCATTCGGACGGCCGCGCGAAGCGGAAGTCGGTCATCGTCGGGGGCGAGAACAACAAGAATGTGAAGGTGTTGCCGGAAGACTACGCAACGGAGGCGGAAGCGCGCGCGGCCGCGCAAGCCGAATTCAAGCGAATGCAGCGCAGCCAGGCGACGATGAGCTACACGCTTGCGCGCGGCCGCGCCGAGCTGTTCCCGGAGATGCCCGTCACGGTGTCGGGCTTCAAGCCGGAAATCGACGAGACGGCGTGGCTCGTGAAGAAGGCGACGCACACGATCGGCGACGTCGGCTTCACGACCGCGCTCGAGCTCGAAATGCGCGACGATCCGACGACGGATCGGCATCGATCTCATTTCAGGAAAGACGGAAAATGAAATTCCTTTCGGATCAGGTCGGCCTTGCCCCGAACCAATGCCCGATCCCCTCGCCTCTCAGGTAGTAGAGTTTTACGCCGTTAAGAACGCGTTCCTGATTGTCTCCACCCTCCTTATACTTCGTCACCATATCCATGATTTTGGGCGTCACGGATTTGACGGATACGTCAGGAATAGTCGCAGTTAGGGCAGCAGCAGCCACCAGCACGATATTGGCGGCGGTATCGGGAGTTCCATCGCTACCGCCAATGAATGTGACCTCGAGAAGCTTCCCGGATTCTTTGCTCACACGAGCAATCAACCCCATGCGCTCGTCAAAGTCTGCGCGAACCGTATCTACAACGCTTCCACGCTGCCTGTTGGAGAAACGCGCCCGAAACGGCAAATTCATCGTTTTCACGATCTCATCGAAACGAGCCGCATACTGCTTGGGGGTCATGCCCAAGTCGCGATCCTCATTCGCATTGCTTTCTTTTTCGTCTTTACTTTCTGCACTGGACGATGCTGCCTCGACCGCGTTGGCTACGACTGGCCGCGATGCTCGTTGCTCTGTGGACGAGCTGCTTGCGGGAACATCACGAGTCGCCGAAGAAGCAGCCGCTGAGGAGCTGGACGCTGATGCATCGCCCGCTGGCTCCTCCTTGGGAGCGAGCGTCCCAAAGAAGATCATCGACACGACAAAACCGACAATGCCGGCACCCAAATGAGATGTGAACCCACCGCGCCCCTTGCCTCTCCAGAACTTCGCAAGAGTTCTCCAAACGATGCCCCAAATTAGGATCGTCACAACAAACAAAAGTAACACTTTCATAAGTTCCCCGGAATGAATAGCGCAGTCGTGTGCGCCTGTTAGAAATTATTATTGCGAAAGCGTGACGAATTAGCGCCCGACTGTGTCCGCTTTCTGCCATGCTGCATCATCACCAGCAGTCGCACACTGTCGGCGAACGCCGGCTTGCATGACCACGCTGCCGAGTGAATAGCGGTTGCCGGCGTATTCGCAATGAAGCGACGTGCCTGCTGCTTGAGTTTGTACAGGTGCATCGGGGCGGTACGCCACGACATAAAGCGCGGCAGCAACCGCCATCGTCGCAGTTACCGCAATCGAAACCGCCGCCCACGGCGATTTCCTTCCCCGTCGCAGTGCTGGAGCAGGTTCCGGCTCCACCGCCGGCGTGGCAACGACCTGCGGCGCGGGACGCTCGTCCTGCGACTCGCTCGGTATGACCGACTGAGGCTCAGGCGTCGGCGCCTTGACTTCCTGTTGCACTGGCGCAGCAGGTGCCTGTCCCAGCGCGCCGTTCCGCATCCAGCTATCGAGATACTTGATCGCCCGCCCGTACACGTTGCGCGGCATCTCTTCCATTCTTTCGAAGTCGAACACCGTCATGAGTCGGCGATACACCATCAGCTTGTCGGTACCGGTCCTGTCCTGTATCTCGAACGCCTTACGCGCGATCACATTGCGCTGCTTGTCGCTGATGTACTTCGTCACGACTGGTTTCGATTCACCACTGTGAAAGTGAAGGTTGACGCTCGCCTGTGCGCTACTACTCTTCACATCTCGACCAGCAACCTGGCCGACATCTCCGCTGAATTTCTGATTCATTAACTTCTTTTTCTCCTACGGCTGGCCTTGCCGTTTGTTTCTCTCAGGTGCGTTAGCTTTCCCGCTTCTTCTTTCGTCCTGCACCGCCCATGTTGATTGTGAAGGGCGTCGTTACGTCGCCAACCACGTGGTTCCCGATCTTCGCCCCCTCGAAATTCTGATGAACCGTCGTAGTTTTCGCGGCCTTCGGTGCGACGGGAGTTTGCTGCGTCATCCCCCCGATCATGCCGAGCACGCCGGCACGCCCCTTCGCGTCGAGCGAGCGATATCCCGCCAGCAAGACTTCCTCGTCTGCCGACAGCTCCGATGCATTGCGCTGCCCTGTCAGCAGATATGCCACATCCACGCCCAGCACGGCAATCGCTTCCAAATATGAGGAGTCGGGACGCCGCAAACCACTTTCATAGTTTTGCTGCGCATCTCGCTTAACCCCTCCAGACGCGGCGAAGTCCGTCTGATTCAATCCAAGACGCTGACGTTCTTCTCGTAAGCGCTCCGCAAATGAATTCATTTGAATTTAAAATTCGTTGACATGAGGCCAAACGACCACATATCATGTGTTTGTGCAAGGTTAACGAAGGGAAGTATACCGCCATGCTTCGCAAGAAAGCTCCCGTTACGCGCTCGCCGCGCGGCGTGTTGTCCGACAAGCCCGTGTACATGCGGCTCATGCCGGATGAACGCCGCACACTCGAAGAGCTGTCCGCATCCCAGAATCGCTCCACGTCCAGTGTCGCGCGACTGATCTACCTCGAAGGGGTTGAGCGGTATCAGGCCAAAGTTACCGGCGCGAGCGCGCAAGCGCACGCAAATCCCATTGTGGGACATTGAGTCATGCGAAACCCTGCCCTTATCGAGCCGGCGCTTCGCCATGCTCTGCACGGCCCCAAGCGTCAGGACGTGCAACAAGCTCTTGGATGGGATGACTCTCAGGTCAGCCGTTTCCTCAGCGGCGGGCAGGGAGTCGTGATCGACAAAATCGACACACTGGTCGCCGCAGTCGGCTTCGTGCTCGTCACCCGCAAATACCTCGATGCCGTTGCCACACTAGGCGAAGTGGGCGTGCATTGCGAATGCGCCCGCCGCGGCTACGGCGAATGCCGTCCTGGGAGGTCGTCATGCGAATCCTGAACCGCTGCCCGCATTGCCGCACGCGTGCCACCGCGCGCAGCAGCCGCGAAATGTCGCTGACCTTCCGCGAAGTCACGTACCAGTGCAACAACCCGGAATGCGGCCACACGTACGTCGTGAACATGGAGTTCGCACGCACGCTGTCGCCGTCCGCAACCCCGAATCTGTCGCTGAACCTGCCGCTTTCGCCGCACGTGCGCGAACGCCTCGCGCAGCAGCTCGAGCTGCCCGTCTAGCGCCCTAACGCTTCCGCTGTTTCCCCTCGCATCGTGCCTAACCGGCGCGAGGGGATTTTTTTGCCCGAAGAAAGGAGAAATCCATGCAGCACACCGCTACCAACGCCGTCCTCGTGTTCGAAAACGTCGAGTTCGATGTCGTCGACATCCATAACGTGCCGTGGCTAAGGGGCCCGCAGATTGCGGGGGCCTTGGGCTACAACCGCGACGATCGGCTCGCCGATTTGTACGCCCGCAACGCCGACGAATTCACCGACGAGATGACGGAGCTACTCGAGCTCGACACCGCCGGCGGCCGCCAGCAGGTCCGCATCTTCAGCCCACGCGGCTGCTACCTGCTCGGCATGCTTGCTCGCACCGATCGCGCGAAGACGTTCCGCGCTTGGGTGCTCGACGTACTCGAGGGCCGCCTTGTCCCGCAACAGACCGGACGCCTCACCGTCTCGCAGCGCCTCTCTGCTCTGCGCTATCGCGGCATGCTCGCAAAAGATCTGTCCCGCACCACCGAGCGTGGCGTCGCGCTCGAACTGTACGCCAACCTCCGCCACGTCTCCCGGCTACTCGGCATGTCGACTACGGACCTCGACACGCTCGCGCCTGGCCTCAAGCAACAGTCCCTCGCCAACTGAAAGGAGGAGACGAACATGGCGACCTCTGCTGCAGCCCCGCTCATTCTTCCCGTCAACGTCGCTGACCTTCCGCTCGAGAAGCGCCGCGAATATTTGCGCGCGCTCTGGAACGCCGACGTCGACGCCATCGTGTTTCTCGGCGCCGCCCGCAAGCTCGGCTACGCGCTCGGCGGCCGATGGGATGTCGACGCCAACATGCCGGCGCTCGTTCCGACCATCCGGCTTCTGCACTGACCACGATGCGCGCGCCTCTCTCCGAGCTCGAGCTGCGCGCGGCCTGGTCGCGTCTGCGCATGGTCGGCGACATCGACACGGCCCCGCCCGCGGTTCGCCTTGTCGTCGAATCCGCGGCGCGCGCGATGCAGGACCGCGAATACGTCCGCTTGCTACGCAACTTTGACGCAAAGCGTTGCGCGGCAAACGACACCGACGACTGACCCACCCGCGCCGGCGGCCGGCGCACACATGAGGAACCACACGATGAAACCCTACGTTTTCGGCGTCGGCGTACTGCTGATGCTCTCGTTCTCGCTCACGGGCATTCACTGCCTGACCGCCGACGTGCTGCGCCTGTTCGATGTTCGCCACGCACGCACCATCGCATTCGCGATCGGCGTCGCCGCATTGGTCGCCTTGGTCGCTGCGTTGGCCTGGTCCGTTCCGCCGCGGAGGTAAGCCATGACGCTCACGGAATTCTTCGCCGAGATCGGCAACGACCACCTGCGCTTCCAGCTCCTCGAACAGTCCATGACGGACATCCGCGCCATGCGGCGGGGAACGCTCGTCTCGTTCGCAACCGACGCGATCACGGCGACCGATGCCGCGTGCGGCGCGGGCCGCGTGGGCCTGATCGTGTGGGCGGATCGCGACGCATATGAACGCGCGACGACCAAAGCCAACCAGGCCAAGCCCACATAGCGCGGCGTCGGCCGTCGTCGACGAGCTCGAGGCGATCCACTCACGCGCTGTCGCACTGCATCGCTCGATAGCGCATCCACTTTCACGCCGCGCGCACTCCCCGATGCCTCGGGGCGCGGCGCTTTTCCGGGGCGGTCCGCACGACGCCCCGGCTTTTTCGAGGGTGATATGAACCAGTCTTCTGAACCTCTACCGGCGAACTACACGTATTCCGAGATCCGCTATCGGCCTTCCGTCCGCTACCTGATGCTCATGCAAATCGCAGAACTCCACGCTCTGAAACTCTACAGGCACTTCCCGTTGGCGCGTTTTGCGCTGCGGGACGAAGTCATTTCGCGCCTGAACACGCTCGGCGGCCTCGCCGGGGAGTGGTGAGCATGACGACCGCATCGATCCGCTACGAGCTGATGACGACCGCCGGCCTACGTACTGTGAGCGGCGACCACGTCGTGATTCCGAACGAGGCCGGCGCAACCTTCGGCGTTCACATGGCGCGCCACGCGCCGCACGGCCACCCCGAAAAGTGGGCTGTCACGCATCTTGCGTCCGGCATGGCGGCCGGCGTCGGCCCGACGCGCGACGCCGCGATCGCGCACGCGGCCGCGAACCTCGAGCGCAACAAACACCGGCTGCGCGACATGCTCGACGAGGCCATGACGGCGCGCGCCAATCTGCAGGTCGCCGTCCATCGAATCCAACAAAACGAACACGCCATTCTCGGGAGGATTCCCGCATGAAGCACGACCTGAATCGCGCGCCGCACGACGTCGCGCTCGCCTCCGCGATTGCCGCGGCCGCCGGCACGCTGCGCTTCGACAACAAGCCGGGCAGCCTTCAACGGCAATGCATGCTCGGCCTGTTCGTCGCCGCGCTCAGCGATCGCCTTGCCCTCGCCTTCCCCGAGTCTGCCGCCGCGTTGAATGCCGTCGTGTTCAGCCCAGCCACGACCGGCAATCCCACCGACCGCACATCGCAGCAACCCAAGTAGCAAACACAAACATGGCCACGATCGACGAACTGAAACAACGAATCGACCTGCACGACCTCGCCGACCGCCTCGGCCTCAAGCGCGGCCGCGGCGGCGACAGGGCGCTCTATCACTCGCCGCAGCACGAGGACAAGAGCCCGTCCCTGTCGATCTACGTGAACCATCCGAAGCACGGCACCGGCTGGCGCGATCACAGCGCCGACGCTGGCGGCTCGTGCATCGACCTGGTGATCCACGCGCGCGGCGGCACCGTCGCTGACGCCGTGCGCTACTTGCACGATGCGTACGGCATACCGCTCGATCGACCGGCGCCGGCGGAGCGCCGCGAGAAGTCGACCGTCGAATACATCGCCGACCGCTGCTTCGCCGAGCGCGACCGCGTGCGCGAATACCTTGGCGGCCGCGGCATTTCCGCCGCGGCGATCGATGCCGCGATCGCTTCACGCTCGCTCGGCTTCAACACGTGGACGAGCTCGAAAGTCGCTGCCGGCGAAGTCGGGCACGCCGGCCCGGCCGCCGCGTTCATCGTGCGCGCGCCGGACGACGCCCGAGTCGTCGCGGTCGATATGCGTTACATCGATCCGACGCTCAACGGCGGCGTCAAGACGCAGACGCAGGGCGACAAGGCCGGCTACGGCTGGACCGCCGACGCCCGGCGTCTCGACAAGGCGAAGCGTGTATTCATCGTCGAAAGCGCAATCAATGCGCTATCGATCGACACCTGCGCGATGCCCGGCGCCGCGGCGCTCGCGCTGCGCGGCCTGGCCAACGTTGACGCGATCGACTTCTCGTCGCTACGCGGCAAGCAAGTCGTGATCTGCATGGATAACGATGAGCCATTCCCGGACGGCCATCCGCGCGCCGGCCGTCGACCAGGGCCGGAAGCCGCATGGGCGCTCTACGAGCGCCTCACGAGCCTCAACATCAGCGCGGTGCTCGTCGACCAAGCCGGCTGGCTCGCCGATCTGGCGGACGGCGAAAAAACTCAGAAGCCGATCAACGACGTGAACGACTACCTGCAACTGCGCGGCCCGGCCGAGTTGACGCGCGCACTCGAACAGCTCGAGCCGTGGCTCATTGCCGGCCTGGCAGGCGACGCCACGCGCCGCGGCCGGCCCCGCATCTTTCTGCCGTCGCACGACTTCGCGCAGTACTGGCGCTTCCGCGTGCGCCCCGACTTCACGAGCTACATCACGAAGATGGACCGCAACGAAGAGTCCGGCGTGGAAACGCCCGTGATGACGGATCTGTGCGGCTTCCGCATCGCCGGTATCAGCCGCGTATCGGTCGCGAGCGCGACGTCGACGATGACGGGCGATGCCGACCAGGCGCCGACCGTCTACTTCGCCGTGTCAGTCCAGACGCCGCGGCACGGCGCGCAGCTTATCCGCCGCGTAATGCTCGACGACCAGCTCCACAACGTCGACCAGTGGGGCAAGTTCGGCCCGATCTGGACGCCGGCGCCGTTCAAGCGCATGGTGAACATCCTCGAGCGCGGCGCCGACCTCGGCGCGCGCCAGGCCGCAAATTTCGTCGGCCTCGCGTGGCGCGACGGCCGCCTGATCGTCAACGAAGGCCCGGACTGCTACTTCACCGAAGCCGACAAGCAGTGCCCGTATCACAACCTGACGTTCCCGAGCGGCCCGACCAGCGACGCGCGCCGCGTGATCACGGCCTACCAGACGACGTTCAAGCAGAACGCGGCAACCATCCCGCTCGTGTGGGCGCTCGGCGGGCACCTGAAGGCGCTGCTCGGCTTCTGGCCACACATCACGATCCAGGCGAACAAGGGCGCCGGGAAGTCGACGCTCATCAAGCGCCTCGAGCGCTCGCTCGCGTTCACGATGTTCTCCGGGCAGTCGCTGCAAACCGAATTCCGCCTGCTGACGAGCATCAGCCACACGAGTCACCCGGTCGGTTGGGAAGAGCTGTCCGCGCGTCGGCAGGACGTGATCGACAAGGCAGTCGGGCTGTTGCAGGAGAACTACCAGTACACCGTGACGCGTCGCGGCACCGACATGACGGAATACCTGTTGTGCGCGCCCGTGATGCTAGCCGGCGAAGACGTACCCGTGCGCAGCTTGCTCGGCAAGCTCGTGCGCACGACACTGACCGGCAAGCGCGGCCCGCTGCTGCCCGACGATCTGCCGCGCTTCCCGGTCCGGCAGTGGCTCGAATATCTCGCGGGCCTCGACAAGCGCGCCGTGCTCGAGCACTACGCGACGCTGCGCGACAAGGCGCTCGCGAAATGCATCGCGAGCGGTGCTGACGACGGCGCGAATCGCATGGCCACCAACTACGCGGCGATCGCGCTCGCGTGGCGCTACCTCTGCGAATTCGCCGGCATGGACCCGAGCGAGGGCGGCTTTCCGCATGATCTGCTCGCGGAAATGAACGGCCATGTCGCCGAGACGAGCGCCGATCGCGAGCCGTGGGTTTGGATCATGGAAACCGTGCTGTCGGAGATCGACGGCGGCAACTACAAGCACCCGTACACGTTCGATACGGTCGACGGCGAGTTCTGCCTGTTGCTGCGCACGGGGCACGTGATGGACCACCTCGCGCACACGAGCGCGCTGCGCGACAAATGGAACGGCCTGCCCGTGAAGTCCGACCGCGTGTTCAAGGCGCAGCTTAAGCACGCCGGCGTCGTGGTCGGCGAGAAGGAAGTCGAGCGCCGCATTTACACCCGTCGCGTGCCCTACCTCACGCCGATTTCGCTCGACCGCCTGGCCGCGTTCGGCCTCCACGTGTCGGTGCGCGAAGACTTGGCGACGGACGCGCAGCAAGGAGGCCGAGCATGACCCGCTCTCAGCCCATGCGGCCGCCGCGCGGCCGTACCCCTTCCCCCATTCTTTCCGGCCGCGTAGCGGCCCTGGATTCGGGTTTCCGCTGCGTGCGCCGATGCGCGCAGCAGTCGGCGCACGCCAACCCGCGGCCGCCGCTTCGTTCGCTTCCCCCCGTACCCCCCGCGAGTCGAAACGGCCGGGCAACAGCGCAAGCCGAAAGAGGACGGGGCCGCGCGGGTGGGTTTTTCCACAGCGACCGGGCACGCAGCGCACGCGAATCGTGGATTTCGGGGGTGTTCGCTCGTAAGTCCTTGATTGTTGAGAGGACTGCCGCCGCGAGTCTCCGTCTATTTGCCATTAGTCGAGCCGCTTTTGCCACGAGTCCGGTTTTCGCGCCGGCCGCCGTCGCCCTTCTCTCTTCTCTCTCTATTTCATTGAAAAAGAAAGAGAAAGAAAGCGAGGAAGGGCAAGGCATAGGCCAAAACGGACTGCCACGAGTCACCGGCGTTTTGCCATCAGTTACGGACGCTGCCTATTTTTTGGGCCATGAGTTTTTCGGTGTCGCCATGCCTGAATGGTGGCAATTGATGGCAGACGAATATGTTTTGAATCAAACGGTTACCCATAAAAATGACCTCAAACCATCATTCCATGAGTTGCGCTGCGTGTATCCCGTCCACGCGGGCCTGAACGTGAGGCGCTCAAGATGCGAACGATGAATCTGGAAGAAGCGGCAGCGTGGTTGTTCACGACGCCCGAAACCGTGTCCGAATGCATCCGCCGCCACGGACTGCCAGCCGCAAAGATCGGTCGAGCATGGGTTCTCGTGGATGTCGACGTGATAGATTGGCTCAGACAGCAATACGAAAAAACAGGTGGGAAATGCGGTTCTACAAGCGACAAAAAAATGGCCCTTGGTGGTTCGACCTCAGCATCGACGGCTCGCGAATTAGACAATCTTCTGGCACCTCGGACCGTAGGGCGGCGGAAGAACTTGCCGCCAAGGTTGCGAGCGATTACTGGCGGCAAAAAAAGCTCGGCGAGCGGCCGGCCGTAACGTGGGACGCGGCGGTCGTGCATTGGCTCAAGCAGAACCAGCATCAGCGCTCGCTGGAGACCACCAAACAGCGCCTGCGCTGGCTAACGGATCAACTGAAGGGAGAGAACGTCCGCAACATTGATCGCGAACGCATCCAGGCGCTGATCGAGACGAAGGCGGCCGAGAAGTACCGCGGTAGTCCGGTAGCAGGCGCGACGGTGAACCGGCACATGGCCGCGCTCTCGGTCATCCTGCATCACTGCCACGCGGAGGGGTGGATCGACGCGGTTCCCTCGATTCGCAAGCTGCGGGAGAACAGCGCACGCCTGACCTGGCTTACCCGCGCGCAAGCGCAACGGCTACTGGAAGAACTGCCGACGCACCTGCGACAGATGACGCGGTTTGCATTGGCGACGGGGCTGCGTGAATCGAACGTGCGACTGCTGGAATGGGCGCAGGTCGATCGAGAGCGGGCGCTGGCGTGGATTCATGCCGACCAGGCCAAAGCCGGCAAGGTGATTTCCGTGCCGCTGAACGAGGACGCGTTGGGCGTGCTGCGCGAGCAGCAGGGGCAGCACAAGCGCTACGTGTTCGTGTACAAGGGGGCACCCATCGGCCGCATCTACAACCACGCATGGCAAAAGGCATGCGTGCGAGCGGGCCTGTCAGGGTTGCGCTTTCATGATCTGCGGCACACGTGGGCGAGTTGGCACGTTCAGGCCGGCACGCCTCTGCCAATCCTTCAGCAGCTCGGGGGATGGGCCAGCTATCAGATGGTGCTGCGCTACGCGCACCTCGGGCGGGACCACGTGGCGGCTTACGCGGACAACATCGGCACACTGCGGCACAAATCTGGCACACCGCCAGAAATAGAAAAGGGTTCCGATTGCTCGGAACCCTTGTCAAATCTGGTGGCCTGGGGCGGAATCGAACCACCGACACGCGGATTTTCAATCCGCTGCTCTACCAACTGA